ACAACCCTCTTCTAATATGTCAGTCGTGGTTGATTCAACCGAAGATGCATTTTTATCTCTAATTATTGCCGTGTATGTTATCGACTCATTGAATAATCCTGAATCATCATTAAAAGTTATTGTGGCTCCTGACGTAAAAATAGTAGTACCAGTTAAAAGAACACCATTACTACTTGTAGTTAAAATATAATTTGTTTGATTATTTAAAAAATTTGTTAAATCACTTGGAACTGTTGCTCCTGAACATATTCCTGTAGGGTCGGGGTTTGAGAAAGTAAAATTACTTGCAATTACAGTTCTTGGACTTTCTGTAGATGAACCCTGGATTGTTACAGTACCAACCTCACAATAATCAATTGCATTTCCTAAACCACCTACGGTACCGTATTCATTATCTTTATTACATTCAAGACAAGAAGGATAATCAATTAAAAACAATTCTCTTTGTCCACCATCTTGAATTCCGTAAGCATATCTTCTTAACGCCCTACTAACGGACTTAATCGGCCAAAAATTCGTAGCATCTGAAAATCTATGAAAAATTTTAGCTATTGTATTATTAAAAATAAAACCCGATACTGTTGCTAACTGTTCAAAGAATAATAATATATCGGCAATTAATAATTTAACCGTGTAATTTCTAAATCCAAAATTAACCGGTGGTGTTACAACTGAAGATTCACAATCGGCTTCTCTTGGGGGTGCAATTTCTTTTATCCCTAATAATTGACCTGAAAGAGTTGCTAATGAATTTTTAAAGAACGAATTATGAAATGACGATACTGTAAAAACTTTATTATATGTAAATCTATAAAAATAGTCTTGTGGTACATAAAATCCATCAGATGTGTTTAGTATTAAACTTAATGCTTCTGATGGGTAATCACTATAATCATTAGACCAAGCGTATGACTTGTCTATGTTTGTACTGTACTCTCTAATGTTAGGTACTAATATTTGAGCGGTACCTTGTTGTTGTGTTGTAAATCTAAAACGATAACATCCTGATGTTGGTATACCTTTGTTTGGGTCATTGGAATATTCGTTTTCGCCGAATTCATTTGTATAAACAAAATCCATATTCATTGGTAATGACACAATAAATGAACCGTCATCGGTAATATCTTCTTTTACATCATATACTTCTAAAATCGGCCTATTGTTGGAGTCATATTCTGCGGTAAAACGAATCATTTCTATTTTACCCGCCTTTGTCGTTAAATCACATTTTTTGTTACTATCTCTTTTAATACTACAATTCGCTTTGACTCCCGCTCTACCATCTGTATAAGTTCCTCCAATAAGGTAAGCCTTTGGTTCAATTTTAACTCCTTGGTCTGATAAATCAAAATCGGTTCTTGTTAAACCAATTTCACATAAATCTTCGGAACCCCAAAAAGGGTAAACCTCAATGGTTTTTCTAAATGTTTTAATTTGTGGAAGTGAATCAATATCCACACTAGATTTAAATTCAAAAGCCGATTTAAATTCCTCTAACCCAAAACCTTTTCTTAAGTAATCATCTGGTCTTAATGAGAAACAACTAATATCTGACAAATCCACGTCACACACTATGATTTGTTCACCCAATGGTACTCCCCAAATCATAAAGTCACCCGCACTATTTGTTTTTACGGTGTACTTGTAATATTTTTCGTACACTTCTAAAACTTCCTCTCTATCTAAAATATCTGTTTGGTCAGGGAATGTTCCTGTTGCCGCGTGTCCGCTGTGTTGTCTTCTTGCCGGTAATAAATTGTATCGATAATGATTATCGTCTTTAACTGAAACTTCAGTATATGGGTATAACGCTGATATTACAGGGTCATTTATATCGTCATCGTCTAATGGTACGAAAATTGAAACTCGAGCGTTTGGTACCCCAAAACCATTATTTACGGTAAGTCTACCACAAACAACACCATAGTCTGCACATAACGATGTGTATACATCCCTTTGGGATAATTTTAAAGACAACAATTCCAATAAATCAAAATCTTGTTTGACTTCGAATTTAATGTATTGGTCTTCTCCAATGTTGGTATGAATTCTATGTTTTTGTATCATCTTATAATAAATAGAAACTCAATGGTTTTCTTATAAGATAACTAAAAAACAAATTAATATGTAGCCGAAGTTAAAGTTTTTACTCTTACTTTAATATCACTTTGTGGGAATCGGATTTGACAAATCTGATTTGATTTCATATATATGGTCGAATCGAATTGTAATATTTCTTTTGTGATGTTATCCTTGTAAGCTTGAGATATTTCAGCTGATGAATATTTTCCACCGATTTTATTAAATACTCTAACATCCACGACGTTCACAACCCCCGTTACGTTACCAATTTCTCTCATTAAGTCACCAACAAACAATGGGTCACCCATTTTTCTTTTGTCGATAGCAAAGAAGTTTGTTACGGTATTAACAGTTTCTTTTAGTACGTCACTTTGACTTTCGTTTTTATTTACAACCAAATCAACTTCTAATCCTAAGTCGATAACCTCACCACTCATAATGTCTAAGAAGTCGTTTAACATTCTAAATTTAGACAAATAGTTTAATACGTTATTCTTGAGTGTGTTAGACACGATATCTGTTAAATTACCTTCACTATCATATGACAGTAATTTGATTCTCACTTTGTTGTCTTCCTCCATTACACTAACCTTAGCAGGTGCTCCGTAAGTTGATGGCATTGTTTCAATTAAAGATTTATAGTCATTTAACGTTACCGCTCTGTTTTGTGCCGCAAAGTTATATGCTACCATATTTCTAATTTCTTCTATGGTTGGTGAATCTGCACCACCCACAGCAGGTGTAATATTTGTAACTCTTAATGATTGGTATACTTGGTCATTTATTGTTGAATTTGGTCCGTTCAATGCAAAATCAACAGTATCTATTGATGTTATTACATTGACCCCAAGATTCGACTCCTTTCCACCACCAATACGATATTTGATGAATAATGTGGTATTTGCTCTCGGGATGTTGCCCAATGAATTGTTATTAAGGAAAGTTGCAATATTAACTTTCATTGTTCCGTTCATATAGTTATCCAAATTATCCATTGGGTCTACATTTCCTGAACCGAAAGTAACGCCGAAATAACCTTCAGGTGTATACTCAGTAATAAATTTATTATCAACTCTAAGGTAATCACCTGATTTAAAATTATCAGTATCTGAAATTGTTGTTGAGTCTTCAATAAAAACTCTATCTTCCATTAATGACTTAACCTCGTACCATTTATTCCCGTTTGTAAATTCATCATATGTAGGGTTACTAGCATAATTTGTACCAGATTTATGAATCACACTAACAACACCCAATACGTTTTTCTCAGGTAGGTATAGTTTTAAGAATGGTTTTTGGTCAACCTCGTTAATAACTCTTCTATAAATCTTAGTTGTTCCATTTACAACCGCCTCTCTTTTGGTGATTGTGTATGATATTAATTTACTATTGTTATCAAAATTTGGAATCTTTAATCTATTAGGTTCACCTTTACTATTGAAAGGATTTGAAAAATCGATGTCCTCAAGAGTTTCAAATATCTGTCCTCCACCCGAAACTTGTGCACCCGCTTTTAAAATACCCTCATATCTTTCATCGTCTTTATCACCTCTAACAGGAACGTTAATTGAGAAGTCACATAATGCAACTGATGGTCTTAAACCGGGTAGTCTAATACCATAAGTTTTTGCAATATGGAATAATGATTGTCTTTGTTGTGCAAAGTCTAACATCGTTTCCTGCCAAACTCTATCTATATGGAAATGTAAGTTATCAGCAACCGCAGCATTTAAATCAAGTAATACTGAATAAATTGATGCATCGTTAAAGTTACTTATTAATTCTGGATAATACTTTTTAGTTAATGAAACTAATTCGTCTCTTAAACCTGCAAAATCTCTTGTTGCGTATGATATTTCTTTTGCCATTTTATATGTTAATAATTATAAAGTCTGATACTGAAAATGCTCCGTTATTTACTGTATAATCAAGTTTAACTTTAGCGGTATAAGGTTTACTCGAATAATCAGAAACCCTAAACAATCTCTCGTCTTCGTCTTGTGTATACGTTTTTGTTTCATCAGGGTCATTTTCCGCTGACATTATGTTTAAAGATTTGATTTCTACATTTGGTATAAATTTTCTTATACCCTCACGAATCTCCTCCTCAATATGATTGAATGTTACCACATCATTTTGTTCAAATATGTATTCATATAACCTCGTACCAAAGTCAGGTAAGTAATATCTCGTACCCTTTCTTGTTAAAAGTAGGTGTATGAGATTAGCTCTCACTTCTCTCTGTGGAGACTCTGTGGTTTTTAAGTAATCTCCGTATCTACTATCTCTAAATGGATAGTCAATTCCATATGATGTTAACGCCATATCAATAAATATAAACTAAACTAAAATGGGAATAAATAAAAAACCCAACCGAAGTTGGGTTTAATATGGTGTCTTGATATTCACCCCCTGTATTCTCGAGACCTGGAAGCTCAAGGTACGCCTTGACGACATTAGTACTTTGAGGGAGCCTCCCATTATCTTTATGAACCACAACCCTCACACTCAAATGGTGAATCGGTTGGTTTCATACTTAAAGCAGTTTCATTTTGTTCAAACAAAATCGACTTGGTTGGTAATTCAACATTTTGTGTGTTTGCAGATGTCGTTTCCACTTTTTGTGGGGCTGACATTTCCACACCCAAAGTTTTGATTGCATCAACCGCCGCTCTTGTTCTTAGATAGTACATACCCGTTTTTAAACCTGATTTCCATCCAAAGATATGTGCTGCCAATAATTTTGGTTTGGTTACATTATCGATAAACAAGTTTAATGACTGAGATTGGTCAATGAAAATAGACCTATTTGCTGCCATTTGTAAAATTCTCTTTTGAGACATTTCCCAAACTGTTTTATAAACTTCTTTTAACTCTGTAGGTATTTCAGGTATATTTTGTACCGAACCGTTTTCAAAAATTAGTTTGTTTTTGATTGTGTCATTCCACATACCAACTTTTAAAAGGTCATTTACTAAATGTTTGTTGATTACAACGAATTCACCTCCTAATGTTCTTCTAAGATAAAGGTTAGTAGTGAATGGTTCAAATGCTTCGTTATTACCCAAAATTTGTGCTGTAGATGCTGTCGGCATCGGTGCAACTAATAATGAGTTTCTAACACCGTAATTTACCACTTCTTTTCTTAGAGACTTCCAATCCCAACGACCTGATAAATCTTTATCTGTTTTGTCCCACATTTGGAATTGGAAAATACCTTTCTCAATTGGTGAACCAACAATAGATTCGTAAGGACCAAATACTTTTGATAAATCCTTTGATGATGTAAGTGCCGCAAAATAAATTGTTTCAAATATTTCTGTTTGTAATTTATCCGCCTCCTCACTTTCAAATGGAATACTTAATAAACAAAATACATCAGCCAATCCCTGAACACCCAAACCAACAGGACGATGTTTGAAATTTGAACGTTTTGTTTCTTCGGTTGGGTAAAAATTTAAATCGATTACGTTGTTCAAGTTCTTTACAACTTGGTAGGTATATTCGTACAATAGTTCGTGATTAAACTCACCATTAATAATATACTTAGGTAATGCGATTGATGC